AAAAGATGGGCTCCCTGTTCAACAGATCCTCGATCTTCCCGCCGTCCTCTCCCGCAGACGATTCATGGCCTTCCTGGAGGACCACCTGGCCACGGCCGCCGTGATCAAACAGGTCCGCCTGCTCAAATCGTTTGAGCGGCGACTGCTTTGGGGCGAGGTCATCCGCAATAGGACCGGCGACCATCTCCTGGTTGAAACCGAGATCATCCCGGACGAGCCGATCATTGCCATCTGTCCCGTCAACCGGATCGGCCTGCATGAACGACATGCCGGCCGATTTCAGCCTGGCCAGCGCCGAGCCTTCCACCTGCGCTGGATCGAACCGGTGCTGGTGAACGGTACCCCTCGCACCAAAGTCGTTCTTGACCGAGTTTCCAAGACCCTGACCGAAAATCTGCTTCGCCATCATCTGGGCGATGCGGCAGACCGGTTTCACTTCCGTTGTCTGAAACGCTACGTCGGCCACAAGAGCATCGTCCTGACCATGAGGAGGCTGCCGCGTGAGGTCATCATCGTCGTAGACCGGGAACTCCAGGAACGGATCGAGGTCCGGATCGTCAAGGCCTTACCATGAAGTCCCCAGAACCAACGGAGCCGAAGGCACCCTGGACCCATATTGGGCAAGGCGTTCATCTCGATCATCCGCAAACAGTTATGGAACTGGGCTTTCCCGACAGCCACCGCAAGGGCCATTTCTGGTGCTTCGGCACTACCCGGGTCGGCAAGACCCGGATCATGGAGCACATCATCGAGCAGGATATCTGCAAAGGCTATTCGGTGGTGGCCATTGATCCCAAGGGCGATATCGATCTGTTCTCCAAGATCACGCAACTGGCCCACGAGACGAATAGGCTCGACGACCTGATGCTGATCACCCCGATCTTTCCCCAGTACAGCGCCATCCTTGACCCCTTGTCCTCCTACTACATGCCCGAGGAGCTGGTGGCCCACATCACCGCCGGGGTGGCTATTGGCCGAGAACCCTACTTCTTCGGTGTGGCCTACGAGGTCAGCCTGGTGGTGGTCCAGGCGCTCATTATGCTGGCTGAGCAGGCCGGAACAAAGCCTTCATTTAATCTCAACGACATCAAAAACCACATCAGCCACCAGGATCTGGAGCAGCTCAAGGAGAAGATCGACTACATCGACAGCCCGGAGGCCAAGCAGCTCTCGCTGGACATCCAGAAGATCCTCTCGACCCCGGCGGACTACTACTCCAAGGTGGCCAGCTCGCTGCGGGTGGCGCTCACCGAGCTGACCTCGGGTAATGTCGGCAAGATCATCGGTAAAGCCGACGAGAACCGTTTCATTCAACGGCTGGAGGAGGGCAAGGGCATCATCCTGGTGGTGCAGTTGGGCTCACTGTTGACCAAGCGGGCCGCCTATACCGCCGGCAAGGTGATCATCTCCATGATCCAGGCCTTTGTCGGCCGGGTCTATTCCTCGGGCAGGAATGTGACGCCATCCTTGGTGCTCCATATCGACGAAGCGCAGTCGGTCCTCTACCAGGGGATCGAAGACCTCTTTGCCAAGGCCGGTGGGGCCGGGGTGTTCATCCACGGCTACTGCCAGTCGATCAGCCAGTTGTATGCCGAGGTCGGCGAGGACCGGGCCAACACCATCCTCGACAACTGCAACACCAAGCTGTTCATGCGTGTGCCGGATCCCAGCACCGCCAATTACGTCTCCGAACATCTGGGGGAAGAGAAACGGTTTTCGCCCATCATCTCCCTGGGTGGCAATGTCGCCATCCGCGAGACCGAAGAGGTGCGGATCAAGCCGAGCGAGATCCTCAAGATGAAGCCGCGCGAACTTTTCCTCATCACCTACTCCGGCACCTACAAGGGGGTGACGGCCGACGTCGAGACCGGCAGGCTCAAGGTGATCTTTCCGGATCTGGCCAGTGAGACGATCATCAAAAAGCAAGCGAAGAACGGCTGATGCTGAGCATCTGGCCAACAATCATCCTCGGGGTGGCCTTGGTGCTGGTGGGCCTTGCCGGCGTACTGGTGCTGCGGGCTGAGGAGCAGGAGCCCTCGTTTCTGAAGCAGATGACCCTGAGTGCGCTTTCACAGCGGTGGGTCAGGCCCAAGACCTCCACCCGAATAGAGGGGGTGAAGCATATCTCAGAGCTGGCCCACCTCTGGCGGAACGAGCAGGTAATTGCCGAAGGCATCGAGAAGTTTGAGCTGAAACATCCGCGTTCCCGCTCCTTTGCCAGCCAGTTGCGGACCTGGACCTTTTTCAACCAGGCACCCGGGCAGCGGGCGGTCTGTTTGGAGATTCTTCGCTTGCTTGACCGTGAAGGGCAGTGCCCTTCGGTGGTCGATGTCCAGGGCGATGTGGAAGCCGCCTGGGAGCAGAACACTTATCGAATCCTGGCCAAGACCACGCTGCTTGATCATAGTCTCAATGTGGCCGAGCAGGTGGTCAAATTGCTCTCCGACCAGCAGGCCTGGCATGTCATCCCGGATACCATGGTGGCTGCCTTGGGTCATGACTTGGGCAAGCTCAAATCAGCGTGGGGTTCGCTCTATGCCTTGGGCGAGCATCCCCTGGCTGCCGGCGCCATCATCTCTGGTATTCCGGGATTCAAGGAACTCTCCCGCAAGGAGGACATCCTCCGGGCCATCAAGATGCACCACAAGATGCCTGAGGGACTGCTGGGCAAGACCCTCAAGAAGGCTGATCAGCAGGCCCGGCAGCAGGAATTGGAGCGGGCGGTGGGAGTGGAGGTACCCGAGGAAACCGTGGAATCGCACGAAGAGGCCGCACCAGAAAAGCCGCCAAGGCCGTCATCCCGGGAAGCGGTGCAACGGGTGCAGGCGGATATCTACGGGGAAACCATCGATCCCGCGCCAAGCCGGGAAGAGATCGCGCCTCCCCAACAGATGGACATCTCCGGCTGGTTCGATGCCGCTGGCTACCTGGCCATGCTCAAACCCTACATCAACCGGGTTGAGGGCCGGCGCTTTCTGGCCTTCTCCATGGCCGATGGCCTGGTTTATTTCCAGGTCAAGGTCTTGGAAGAGGTGTCCCGCAAACAGGCCCAGGAGGCCGGCTGCATGGAGATCGCCACCATGGCCCAGGATGATTCCACCATGCGCCAAGTGCTGTTCAGTGTTGTTCAGCAGCTGCGCCAGCAGCATGAAGTCATTGCCACCCATTTGATCAAAGCCACCTATTTCGGCGGCTACTTTCTGGTCACCAGGAAGTTCAACACGAAGATGCGGGGATACTATACCCCTTTTCATGCCGAGGTCTTTGGTTCCATCGCCGAGATGGAACGGAACAAGCCGGATCTGCTCCGCGACATCCTCAGTGTCAGTCCCTATACCGGCAGTGACCAGGTGAGCTGATGGCCAAAGAACGGGAAGCCAAAGGGGCAAACGACACCAATGCCCAGATCATTACCACCGATAGCGGCCGGATCTACAAGCCGGTCAACCTGCTCAGTGCCATCTCCGAGATCCAGCAGTTCTATGTGATAGAGAGCAAGGGACAGAACATTCCAGCCGAGTTCCTCACTTTGGAGCGGACCATCGATTTCTTCAAGATCGGCCTAAAGAGCGGGTTCAACGAGGGGATTGCCCTGGTATTGCTGTTTCCGGTGTTCCATTTTTACCTCTTTCCCTTTGTCTTTATCCATCTGGACTGGTTCAGCCATCTGCTGTTCGGCTGCATCCCCTATCTGCCCCTGATCATCAACACCCTCATGTGCAGCTACATCAGTCGCTACTTTGTCGGCAACATCACCCGCAAGGCGGTCAACTCTCTGCTCTCCGGCCGGGCCCTCTCCCTGCTGCTCAAAGCCTTTCTGGTCTATGTCATCTACCTAGTCCTATTCCGGCTGAGCACTCCGGAGAACGTTGGTCGGCTGGCGAGCCAGTTCGGCGCAAAGGCTCACGAAATCTACCACGGCTTCTTTGCCATCAAGCCGCATCTGGTGCCGCTGGCCACCAAGAGCAGCTTGCTCATGGTGCTGGCGGCGGTATTTCCTTACGGATCGGTCTATCTGCTTGACTGCTGGCATCGCCACCGGATCAAGCGCAACATACAACGTATTTCTGCCTAACCAACAATGGAGGTTCAACCATGGAACGCGAAGAAAAAAAACAACGTCCCTCTTGGCAGGAGATTGAGGAGAGGAAAATCAATCTGGTGAAGGAAAAAGGCTCCCGGGTCATGCGGGTCAACTCGCCGATTGGTTCGACCATGTTCAGTATCCTGCGGCAGTTTGACATGGCCTATGCCAATTTCAAGGGCAGGTTGGGAGAGATGGGCGGCATCACCTATGAAGAAGGGGCTGCTTTGATGGAAGAAGGGCGGGAGATCGTAATGGCCTTTTCTGACTTCACCGCACGGCTCAGCCGAAGGGTCAATTTCCGCTACTATGCCCCCAATGAAATCAAAGACTATCTGGAATTGCTCAAAGCCCAGGAGAAGAGCGAAGAGGCTTCGCGTGGTGCAGAGGATGCGGTTTCGACAGAGTCATGACTCACCAAGGCAATTGCACCTTGCCTTGGTGGGTAAGGTCTGCTATCTCGCAAGCAATGAAACGGTTTTTCCAATTCCACTCTACATGGAGCAGTCATGAACAAAACCGAGTTGATCGACAAGGTCGCCAAAGAAAGCGCCTTGAGTAAATCAGCCGCCGAGCAGGTGGTGAATAGCGTCTTCTCTGCCATCGCAGAGGCGATGAAGACCGGCGACAAGGTAACCCTGGCCGGATTTGGAACCTTTTCCACTGCTGAGCGAGCTGCCCGTGAAGGACGTAATCCGCAATCGGGTGAAAAGATTGCTATTCCAGCTAAAAGGGCAGTGAAATTTAAACCTGGTTCGAAGCTTGTTGATGTTATTCAATGCCCAGAGAATTGATTCGGTCAACAGCTTTCAATTTATGTTCGTCGAGAAGGTGGGTGTAGCGTAAAACCATCTGTAAGGTGCTATGTCCGAGTATTGCTGCCAAGGTTCTGATATCGGTGCCTGCCATGAGCATGTGGCTAGCGGCAGTATGGCGAAGGTCATGCATGTGCAAGAGTGGCAATTTTGCACGTTCCCTGGCTCTGTCAAATGAAGGTCTGAACCTTGAAGATGGAATGTTTTGGGCGTGCTGGCTTTTTCCTTCTCCTTTGAGAAAGACGAATTCATTGTCAAAGGCAGTTTTTTTCAGATCTTCAAGGGCTGTAATAACAGTTTTTGTTAAAGGGACGGTTCTTGGTTCATTTTTCGTAATATAGAGGGTCAGGGAGCGTCTATCGAAATCAATCTGGTGCCATTTCAATCCGGCAGCTTCACTTGGGCGCATCGCCGTGTGGAGCAGAATCAACACATAAGGATACAGCCTTTTATTGCGACTAGCCTTGCATTCTTTGAGTAAACGTACAGCTTCATCTTCTTTGAGAAAGAAGATCCTCCCTTTGGGAACCTTTGGGCGTTCAATCGATTTGACAGGATTTTCAACAGGTAGTTCCCATTCTTTGCAGGCTTTGATGAAAAGATGAGAAAGAAGAGCCAATTCCAACCGCACCGCATACGCAGATACTGATTTTAAACGTTGGTCCCGATATTTTGCGACGACGGATGGTGTGATATCGGGCAATAAAGTGTTCCTGCCAAATTTTTCTTTCAGAAGTTTTGCTATTCTTCTTTCCCGTTCCTGGGTTGTCAGGGCTTTTTGGGAAGTAACTGTTTCCAGATAGCGGTCAAAGGCCTCGTCAAGCGTACGATGAGCACGGCGCGGATCTTTGAACCGCTGGTTTTTCATCTCCGCTTCCATTTCTGCTGCCCAGATACGTGCCTCTCCTTTGGTGTCGAATGTCCTGCTTATCGACTCGTATCCCTTGACGCGAACAGTAATGGTGTATGTCGTTTTCTTTTTCCCTTTTCTTGTGAGGATTCTAGCCATTTTGCCACCCTCGTTTTTGTTCCATTTTTGTTCCACTTCTTTCGTCAAAATATAGCAAAAGATAGCATGGGAAAGCAAAAGGAATTTGTAAAGGAGGGGAGGGGATGGAAAAAGAAAAGGGCTAACATCTTTATATTTTCAAGATGTTAGCCCTTGTTTTCTTTTGGTACCCGGAACGAGAATCGAACTCGTACAGCCAAAGGCCGAGGGATTTTAAGTTTGATGCGGCCTACGCGCAACTGTCAAATATCATTTGACAATTCGATTTATTCAAGGCGCTATGGCGGCCCTAGAATTTACCCATTTCGCGGCCCAAAGCCTCGGCGGCCAGTCGGCTGTAGAGTTCCGTCACCTGGCTCGAGCTGTGCCCCATGATGTCCTGCAGCGCTCTCAACGGCACGCCCTTTTCGGTCATGTGGACCCCGAAGGCGTGGCGCATCAAATGCGGGTGAATGTGGATCGTCAACCCGGCTCTCTTGACTGCCCAACGCGCAACAACACGCAAATCCCTTGCGCCATAGAAAGGGAGCCCGTCCCGCAGATACGGCTTTATTTTCCTGTTCAGCGGCACCACTCGTTGCTTGTTCCCCTTCCCGGTGACTATCACCACATTGAGTGCCCAATTAACATGCCGCGTCGTGAGGTTGCGGGCCTCGCTTGACCTGAGGCCGCAATAATACATCGCTGCCCACAGGCCCCTTTTTGCGCGCGGAAGAGCACGAAGGAATTTGATCACCTCTTTGCGGCTCGGGACAGTCGGCATTGGAGCCCGTGCGAGCTTGAGCGGGAATCGCTTGATGAACAACCGCTCGCAGTACCCTTGCTCGTGCGCCCACTTTGCAAACCCTGACAAACAGGCCAGCTCCTTGTTGATCGTGTTCGGCTTCACCTGCTCGGACAGCCGGGTGCGTTTATATTCCTCGATCACCACCGAGGTGAGGGAAGGGAACTGGTACCGGCCCAGCAGGCGCAACACGATCTTCATCGACCTGCGCAGGCGCTCTGTTCCAGACGGCAGGTGATCGAGGGTGTATTGCTCCACGTAGGGCGGCGCCGCCTCGAGCAGTGACGGATGGGCGGTCGACGGCGTGCGCTTGGTGCGGATCCTCAGGCTGTGTTCGATCTCGCGGGCCTGGGATTCGGCGCCGCGGTGGGTATACTTGTGCCGCTTCCCTTGTCCGTCGTAGAAATCAATCAGCCAGGCGTCGGCGTACTTGGGGTTTGTCTTCTGTTGGGGGTGGGGGCGGACGCTCATTGGGTGAAGGTTTGATAGGTGCTGGTGATCATGCTCGATCCATTAGGTATCCGCATCGGCTACACACCCAAGCATTTTTGCGCATCAGTAAAAGCCATCCAACCAGCCCGCCGACGGCAGACATCATAAAAAATCCACCACCAACAAAGAGGCCCAGGGTGTCTGATCCGAAGCCGGCGCCATGATTTGTCAAGACAACCACGATGCCGACCGCCATGCCGACTGCTGATGGAGTGGCTATTATCCAGCCGATCAAGCGTATGAACAACGGGAACCTGTTAATCTTGCGCTTCTCCATTCCTCCCGCCAGTTTGCAGGCGGCACAATCTATCGTGTATCCGCCGTTGGTAAAAATGGGGCTTTCTTTAATGCTTTTGTCGAGCCGCTCTTTGAGATCATTTTTTTCTTGTTCGGTTGAGCTGGCTTGTTCGTTTTTTTGGCTTTGGGCCTGCTGCCTCTTTTCCCATATCCGCTCGGCACGTTCGTAGATTGCTCCGCAGTGGGGACATTCAAGTCCTTTAACTTTTTCTGCGTTGCAATTGACGCAATGGGTGAATTGTTGCGCTTTCACTCGTAATGCCTCCACTCCTATTTTATTGGGTAAAGTTACCTATTAACCATTTCGTTTCAGCGACCGATTTGCAACCCAGGATTCTAATTTATAGATCGTCGCCAACCCGTTTTTTTTCGTTCCCTACCGCTGGCGTCGATCCGGCAAATGACAATATCATTTGCTCCATGCGTCGCATCGATGCTTTCATTTCTTCCATGTCATCCTCAATCTTGCTCATCCTGGCAACCTCCCTCACCCCGTAGTGAAAAGCCCTTATGTTTGAAACTAGAGCCGGACGATAGATAGTGTCCGAATCTAGCACCTCTGCCGTTTTTTCCAACAAGTCACGCTTCGCATCGTGTGAAAGCTTTTCCCCGAGTTCGTCGACCTCTGCGTCAACGCTGCAATTTGTAAACCGCACCTTGCTTTCATCGGCATCGTCTGAAAAAAACCACCACAGAGGCTTCTGAAAACTTTCAGCTATACTTTTCAGCGTCTTAGAGTCCCACTCGCCGCCCTTGAGCAAGTTACGAATAGGGCTGTCTGTCAAGCCGCACTTGGCTGCGAACTTTCTGTTCGACATATCGCCCATTAGCATTTTAACGCGACTAATCAACAACTTGTTGTCTTTCATCTCCGCCACCAGTTAAAAATGATCATTGTGCGTTTTTAAAGTTGCGCTGCGTTTTTAAACGCGTTAATATCTTAACAACAAGAGCCAAGGACTGAAGCGGTCACCCTTTCGGGAAAGGTTCAAACGATTCAGAAAGCTGCATGTTGACCGACACCGCGCACGGGTCGGAATCGTAGTCAATAGAACTGATGTTTACGGCAACATCTTTGCTGAGCGCTTGTGAAAAAACCTCAGCAATCAAAACTTCAATAGCGCGTGGAGACAATTTTTTAATTTCTTCTCGAATTTCTAACATGATTCACCTTTTACGGATGGAGGAACGAAATGGAAGAGCTTAGGCGACAGTGTTTCAAAAAGATTTTCACCGAACTTTATCATCACTTTCCAGGAAGGTTCAAAAACTCCCGCGAACTTGATTACCTATTCAACAGTTATCTCAACGAGCTTGCAGACGTCCCTATCGAAAAGATCGTGGAAGCGGCAAGGACGCACATCCGGACATCGGACCACTTCCCTTTCCTTTGCGAGCTTCTCCCGAAACCAGCAACCAATAAAAACTGATCAATGGCACCCAACACCACACCTCTCAGAAACCTGACCGACCCCATGGAGATCAAGCACGCCCTTGAACGCAAGCTTGGCCATGGCGCGCAAACCATCTTTGCCGAAACCAACGGGTTCACCTTGCAGCATGTCAACATGAACATCCGGGGAGAACGCAACAACGAGGCCATTCTCGGCCTGCTGGCTCAGTGCATCGGTCAACCTGTGCATGGTGTGGCTCCTCTTGGCGGCAATTCCAAACAGTTTAGCAATTAACAGTCTCATTTGTCTACACCCTATCACGCGGAGGCGGAGTAATCCATGACACAAGAACAGGGCAAAATGCAGCCGTGGCAAGTGTTCCATGCCGCTCGGAAGTCGATAGGCGCGAATGCGGTTGCTCAGATTTTTAACCGTTCAATCAGGGCTGCGCATGATTGGGCGCAAGACCCGGCACACACTCAGGTGCGCTGCAAGAGCCCGCTTGAGCTGCTGCACACCCTGTTTGAGCGGTTGGATGAGATGGGCCGGGGGCACGTGGCCGAGGCTGGGATTGCATACCTGCAGACGGCGATTTCCGGAAACGACGAGCAGCCGGACGCAATCAAGCCGCTGTTGTCCACGATGGAGGCCGAGCAGGTGGAAGATTTTCACGCGGCTACTGCCTTCCACCGGGCGATTAACGAGGGGGCGGACGTGGACCTTATCGAAACGCTGATGAAGGCCGCCAACGCGGCCAATGAGCGGACCTACGCGAAATATTTGAAAAACCTGCGGTGAAATATGGAACCCCTTACCGAGCATACAGCCCAGCGCCTCGCTTCTGCCCTGGAAAGAGTGGCCGACGTGCTGGAGCGCGGCGGAGTCCAGAAAATTGCCGACCAGTCGCACGACGCGCTATTGGCCGACATCGCGCTACGTGGGCCAGTTGCACTGGTTGAGCACAACAAGCGAAACAGAGTGAGGAGGGGGGCGAAGAAATGAGACACTACGAAATCGCGCAGATGGTTGAGGAGTTGGTCCGGATCGGACTGGATACTGAAGAAATCGCGTTCTTTGTCAACGCTGCGATATGGGAGGATCGGAGATGAGCGACGGCGACATGATACGGCTTGAGGATTTGCGGCAGGCCCTAATTTCCCTGGCACAGCACCAGCGTGTGACGGTGCCGGAGACTGCGCAGACGGTCAAGTTGGGGATGCTGGCAGATGGAGCAGACCCGGAGATTGTGGCTGGTTTTTTCGCTGACCTGGACGCCGTGGCAGCGTTGCATATCAACTGAGGAGGGCAAGGGCATGCCGAAACACGGTGAGGGAAAAATGGTCAACGTTGAGGGATACGGGCCGGCGTCCTTGCGTGACCTTCACAGCAAAGTTTTTCCCGACATGAACAAGTCGGAAAAGTTTTTCCGGTACCGGTGGCAGATGGCTGGAGAGCCAGCGACAGTCACACGGGAACTGTTCGAGTCGCGCAAACCGAAGCGCCCTGAAGGTGTGCGAGTGAAACGGGTTGGACGAGGCGTGTCTCAAGAGCAGCGGTATGCTGACCCAAATTACCTGCCCAGCATCACTCGGGGCGATCTTGCTCACCTGAGCGGCGAGCGCAACACTGGTGCAGCGAGGCAGACGCCGTGAACCCAGAAGAGATCAGGTACACGGTGCATGCCGGCGCGCGGGTGGCGGTCCGCGATATCCCTCAATCTGCGGTCAACGCGGCGATTGCTTCCGGAGCGGTCGAGGTGGAGACGGGAGGCGTCCGGCGCTACACGCTGGAGGGGTTGATTGTTGTGGTCGACGGGTGCGATGTGGTTACGGCCTTTTATGATTCTGACTTGCGGCGCCGCGGCGCGTGGGGGCCGAAGAAGAAGCAACGGCGTTGCCGGCGAGGTGAGATGAAGCCCCATTATTTCGAGGGGCGCGGACACATCAACGTGCGGCGGCAGGCGTATTACCAACAACAAGCGGAGGTGATGATTTGAACACAGAACAGGTGGTAGACAACACGGCTATGCTCCACGATCTGCTCGTTGAGCGGTTGGCGCCGGTGCGGCCAGCTGGAGCGGCCTATAGCATCGACCGGCAGGCAGACATCAACGATATTCGCGCGGCCCTGGATGACCCGGCAGTCGTGCGGGCGGTGGCGGCTGTGTTGGTGGAGCAACAGCGGCTAATCCAGAAATATCCGGACGGTCCGCCCCATTCCTTCGAGAGCTTGAAGAATGGGCCGCCTTGGATGGCGGTGCGATCTGCTGCCGTGGGGGTCTGGTTCCTGGCTGGCCAGGAGGCGGCGCAGCAGTGAACAGCAAAACGCTGGCCCTGGGGCGTCTGAAACCGGGGCAGATGAACGGCACCGAGGCTGACTATGCGGCCACCTTGGAAGACGAAAAGCGGCGCGGCGCAATCCTATGGTATCGATTCGAGGGGGTCAAGCTGCGGTTGGCCGACGGCACCTTTTACACCCCGGACTTTGCGGTGATGGATAAGGAAGGCGTCATCGAATGCCACGAGGTCAAAGGGCATTGGATGGACGATGCCCGCGTCAAGATCAAGGTTGCCGCCGAGATGTACCCGTTCCGTTTCTACGCCATCAAAAAGCGGGCGAAGAAGCAGGGCGGCGGGTGGGCGGTAGAAGAGTTTTAACCAACAAACCAAACGGAGGAAACCAATGAAACCGAAATACAAGAAGCTCTATTTGCGTTGCACATTCAGCGACGCAGAGATGCAGGACATCGCGTCCGTCATGGCCGACAAAACCCAAGAGCTGAAGCGGATCGATGCCCATGCGAAGGCGGCAGCGGCTCAATTCAAAAGCGACAAGGAAGCGGCTCAAAACGAGATCGACGGCGCGGCCCGCCGTTACCGCGACGGCTACGAGATGCGGGATGTGGAGTGCGAGGAAACCGTTGATTTTGAGAACGGCGTTGTCCGGTACTGGCGATGCGACAATGGCGACTTAGCCCAAGAGCGGAAGTTGACCAACGAAGAACGCCAGATGCGGCTGGATGAGATCGAGACGGACAAGGAGGCGGATGCCCCCCCACCAGACGACAGCGCCGAAGTTGCCCGTGAAATGGCAATGGCGGCGACACAACGGACCATGACCCAGGAGCGGGCTGTGTCGATGTAGAGCAAGCTGGTGGTCGGTTATGCATTGTAATTTCATCCTCGCTGTCGATAAGGCGAATTTTCACCCCGGCGGAACAGCCTTCCGTGGGGAGGCTATGACGCCAAGTGATCGCTGCGCGCTGAAGCCGAAGAAAGACAATTTCGGGAGGCTCCACAATCCCATCCGATGGGTGATGAGCGGGGGAAGTCCTATGACGGTCGCTCACCCGTGCAGCGGAAACTGCCCGCTCAAAGTGATGGCGGAGATTTACGGGCCCATCCTTGTTGGGATTTGTCCAGTATGCAAACGAGCCACATTCCGCAACGACCTTGGCAAAAAGGCATGCAGGGATTGCGGCACAGGGTTCGAGCTGGTTGAAGCGCAACAGTAAACTCTCAGTACAATCAAATTTTTAGGAGGCAAAACGTGGATAAAATCACCCTATCGGAACTCATCTCCAAGATTTAAGAGTTGAGCGGCGGCCACACAAGAGCGGATGTGCGCACGATCCTGGACGCCACTGCGGAAGCAATCAAGTGTTATGCAAAAAACGGCCAAGCCGTGTCTATCCCTGGCCTCGGTAGATTCTACCCGGCGACCAGGGCGGCGCGGACCTGCCGAAACTTGCAAACCGGCCTGCCGGTGAGCGTGCCGGCAAAGCGAGCGCTGGCCTTTAAACCCGGGACCGAAACGAAGGATTTGGACAAGTAAGCCTGCTCGCCGTGCCTGCCGGTAATGACTCGCTGATTTTGGTACGGCCAAGGCGAGTAGCGAGCAGTTTTTAACCCAAACAAAAACGCCCCGGCCTGCACGAACAGACCGGGGCTAAACCAAACGGAGCGCCGGTATACCGGCAAGGAGATTGTAACCATGGACGCGAATGAATGCAACGCATTGCTCGGCGAAGATTATGGACACATCAGGATCACCCCGAACATTGCCGACAAAGTGAATCGGCACCGGCGCGTAAAGGCAGAGCGTGAGGCTGAAAGCCACTTGTCGGTGGCCCTGCAGACTATCCGGGAAAATGCCGACCTGCGGGCCGAGCTTTCGCGGATGAAGGCGGCAAGCGGTCAGGTTATGGCCGAGGCTTGGGCTATTGCTGGTTATCCGCAGCGGGCGATGTTGCCGGCGCCGGTGGGGGTGTGACGATGACACCTGAACAGCAGAGATGGATAGACAGCGCCTCTTATGAGCAATTGCTTGAAAAGTGGCGGTTTGCACCAGCTGGGGACCCAATGTTTCAAGGGGATACTGGTGATTACTACAGCGATGTGATGAGCCAGAAGAAATCCAGTTGTGGCCACGTGCGAGCAAGCAAAAATATTGGGTGGTGAGAATAATGGAAAAACTCACCATCGAAGAGACAGACGGCCTTTTCTTGGTTCGCAGCGGTGCTGCAAAGTTCGCGGACCACCTGACCAAGGATGAAGCCCTGGGAGTGGTAGCCAGCGCCTTGTTCTCGCCAACTGGCCCGATGTTCGTGCGCACCTACGAGCAAGAGGTGGCAATGAAATTTATGCCAGCGGGCCGGACCTACCTTCAAGGCCCGAAGCTGGCGCTTCCGCCGCCTCGTGATTTTGAGGCGGAGCTTGAATACCAGACACGGCGGGCGGATGCCAACTGGCGGGCGCTGTGCGAGTGCAGGGGCGAGGAGGTGGAATCGTGACAGCACCCATGGGAATCACCCCCGGAGTCTACCCCGACATGAGCAACGAGGCTTACCATTCCGGGCCCGGAATCAGCAAAACCGGCCTTGACTGGATAGCCGGCCCCGATTCCTGCCCTGCCCTCTTCCGGGCCAAATACATCACCCGGGAAATCAAGGACAAGGAAACTGACGCGCTCGCCTTTGGCAAGGCGGGACACCTAGCAGTTTTCCAGCCTGATCAGTTCGGCGCCGAGGTCGCAGTTTGCCCGGAGATCAACAAGCGGACCAAGGACGGCAAAGCCGAGTTTGCCGAGTTCTGCGCCAACAACGCCGGCAAGACGATTATCAAAGCCGCTGATTACGAGATCGTCCAGCGGGTTGCCGATGCGGTTCGGCGTCACCCGGTGGCCCGGAACATCCTGGCACAGGGACAGGCTGAGACGTCAATTTTTTCGACCGACGAGTCAACCGGGGAGTTGATCAAGGTGCGCCCTGACTGGTTTGTCGAGGATGTCATGGCCGACCTCAAACTGATGCGGTCAGCGGCGCCGCAGTATTTCGAAAAAGAGATGTGGGCACGGCGGTACTTCGTCCAGGCCCCTTTTTACATGGACACAGCCGGCCAGCAGCTTGGCCGAGAGTTCCACGATTTTATCTTCATCGTGGCCGAGAAAGAGCCGCCGTTCCTGGTCGAGTTGTATTTTGCCAGCGCCGAGGCGTTGAGCGCTGGCCGGATAGAGTACCGGCGCAACTTGGACGTGTACCACCATTGTCGAGAGACAGACACCTGGCCGGGGTACAACGATGGGAAAATTCAGCCAGTGAGCCTGCCTTATTGGGCGATGAGAAACTTTGATACGGCGATTGCCGATTAACGGAGATTGAAAAATGGATCAAGCATTGACCACCACAACCGATACAGCGGTAGCCATTCCAGCCCAAGCGCTGGACCTTTTTAACCTGGCCGCCTTCAAGGACGCTTATCACATCGCCGGAATTCTGGCAAAATCACAACTCATTCCCAAGGCGTTCCAGGGCAATGTCACTGATTGCATCATCGCAATGGAGATGGCGCAGCGGATCGGCGCCGGCGTGTTCGCGGTGATGCAGAGCCTTTACATCGTCCACGGAAAGCCGGGATGGTCCGCAACGTTTATCATCGGTGCTTTGAATGCTTGCGGACGATTCGCGCCGCTGCGGTTCGATATCACGGAACCGGCTGAAAGCGCCGTGAATGGAAAAAAGATCATGGATAGAGTTTGCACCGCATGGACCATCGAAAAGGGCACTGGCGAGCGATTGGAAGGCCCACCGGTATCCATTGAGATGGCGCACCGGGAGGGATGGTTCGACAAGTCGGGCAGCAAGTGGCAGACCATGCCGGAACTGATGCTGCGGTATAGGGCCGCAACCTTTTTCGGGCGACTGTATGCCCCTGATATCCTCATGGGGATGCGCACCGCCGAGGAGCTGGTCGACCACCCATCCGATGTGGCCGAGGTGAGTGGCAAGTCGGTTGGCAGCGACCTCAACGCCCGTTTTGGCGGCAAGGAAACCATCGATGCAGAAACCGGCGAGATTGTGGCCCCGCCGGAAAGCAATCCGACCCAGCCGAGAAACGTGGAGCTAAAAGAGCAGCCCCAGCAAACCCCACCGCCTCCAGAAGATCCCGGCCCACAGGAAGAACCGCAGGTGCAGGCAACAGACGAGCCTGAAAAACAACCTGACAGTTCAGAGATACCGCCCAAAGTTAGAGCGTTTATGAAAGAAATTAACGCGGCGACAGTTGGCGGTAGCGTTGCCGTAGACACCTGGATAATGAAGCACCACAACCGGGCTGCAAACGCGCTTGGAGGGCCTGAATCTCCGCTCTACAAGCAGGTGATGGAGTACGCCGACCAGACTTATAAGGGCATGCTTGAGGCGGAAGCGGATCAGAAAAAAGGACTTGGGGCTTAAAAATGGGCAAAGAAACAGGAATAGCATGGACTGATCACACTTGGAACCCTTGGCAAGGGTGCAGGCCGGTTTCTCCCGGATGCGCAAACTGCTACATGTACCGCGATAAAAAGCGGTTCGGCCAGGACCCGGCAAAGGTTATTCGGTCGGCTGCGGCCACCTTCAACGCGCCGCTGCGATGGAAAGAACCCGCCCGCGTGTTCGTCTGCTCCTGGTCTGACTTTTTTATTGAGGACGCGGACCCGTGGAGAGAAGAGGCATGGGAGATTATGCGCAAGACGCCGCATTTGACCTACCAGATTTTGACCAAGCGTCCAGAGAACATCTCTGGCCGATTACCAGCTGCTTATGAATGCTTCGGAGGCGGATGGCCGCTCCCTAACGTATGGCTGGGGGTGACAGCTGAAAATCAGGAAATGGCTGATTTGCGTATTCCGATCTTGCTGCGCACTCCTGCTACTGTTCGGTTCGTGAGCATCGAACCTATGGTTGGGGAGATAAGCCTTACAAGCATAGGACACACCGCGTCGCCAGGATTTGTTGGAGACTGCCTTGATTGGTATCACCGCCCGCATGAAAACCGCCACGATAAGTGGCCGGGGATCGAGTGGGTAATAGTAGGCGCTGAAACCGGCCCTAACGCCCGAGAAATGAAACCTGAGTGGGCAGAGCAATTGTTGATCGAATGCGATTTCGCTGGAACGCCTTTTTTCATGAAACAAATGACGAACAAGGCGCCTATTCCGGAACGGCTTAACGTCCGCCAGTTCCCGCAGCCATGACCTGCCCCCTACAAGCCCCCCACTTCAACCAGCGCCTCACCCCGGAGCAATTCCGGGGATGGTGCGAACGGGCGCGGAGTGCCGCGTGCAAAGATAAGGGGTGCGAGCATTTCGGTGAGGTCACCAAAAAGGTTGAGGTCGAGAAGGTTAAACCGGAACAATGGAGGTTGTTTTGAATGGACTGCGCACAGCCCACCTGTTCGCTGGAGCCGGCGGCGGATTGCTCGCCGACTTTATCCTGGGACACGAGCCAGTGCTTGCCGTCGAGCAAGAGGAATCATGCTGCAAATCCATGCGCGCCCGGGTGCACGAAGGATGGCTGCCTGCAGGCCTGCACATCCATTGCGGAGACGTGCAGCAATTCGACTTCACCCCATGGGCCGGACGCGTGGATTGCATCGAAGCGGGATTCCCTTGCCAGGATATTTCGTGCGCGGGATCGGGCAAAAAAGGCATCGAGGGCGCACGGTCCGGCCTTGTCTGGGAAGTGTTCCGAGCAATTGACGCTATTCGGCCCGGAATTGTGTTCCTCGAAAACTCGCCAAAAATCCTCGCCAAAGGTCGACGCGACATTATCCGGGCTCTCGTGGAGAGGGGATATTCCTGGCGAGATGGAACGCTTGCCGCTGCTGCTGTCGGAGCAGGTCACGAACGGGACCGCTGGTGGTTGCTCGCTGCCAACGCTGACGGTCTGCGGCAATTGGAACAGGAAAGGCGCGAGCGAGAACAGTGGGTACGGGTTGGCGACTGCACTGAAGCGTCTGCCAACGCTCTGCAGTGTGGACAGCAAAAGGTCAGGAGGGAAAAAGGTCACACGGAAAACAATGTCTCGACTCCCTGGGGCGCTGAAACATCTCCTGCCGACACTCTGCGCCAGCGACTACAAATCGCCGTACAACGAGGCGGGTTATCAGCGGCGAGCGCAGCAACGGTGTTTGCCGCTGCGGGATACACTGAAGCATATCACTGGTCACCGCCTGACGCCGGAATTTGCGGAGTGGTGGATGGGCTGGCCGTTGAGATGGTCGGCTGCACCAAAGGAGCGCGGATAAAGGCTTGCGGCAATGGGCAGGTTCCTCTTGCGGCGGCCGTAGCTTGGATAATTTTAAGCGAGGATTGAAGGGTGGAAACGATAATCGGAATCCTATTCGTAATATTGTGCTTCCTTGCTGGAGCTATTGGGCACGAATTTGACATTTACAGGGCGCTGGAAAAGCGCGGGACCAGCAAGGGTGTCACCTTCTTTTTCCATTTCAAAGTCCGTGAATTTGGCAAGCCTGAAAAGGTGGTCGAGGTGGATAAATGAGCGAAGCGAAAAAGCCCTATTTCCTGCCCCTGAACAAGGAATTTTACCTCAAGGTGAAATCCGGAGAGCAGGATTGCGAGATCAGGCCGGCTGACCATCGTGGATGGAACTCAAGAAACATTTATCCTGGCCGGTGGCTGCAGTTCTCCAGCGGGTATGGGAAACACGATCGTCATTGCCGCGAGATATACGTGGTGGTTGAAGGGCCGGCCAGTTTTGTATTTGCCCGCGTTCCACAGTGGCATATCGACGCTGTAGAGCAAATTTACGGGAAACGCGACCGGTGGTTGGTCGCGTTTGTCCGATAAAAACAGGAGGCTGTTTTGAACACTGATTTCAGGTTGTCGACTGGCCTCACAACCCACCCGAAAACGATCAAACTTATGCGGCGCTGCGGGGATAGGGCCTTCTTTTGCCTCATCAACCTGTGGGGGTGGGCCGCTCAATACAAACCCGATGGCGATCTGTCGGGGATGGATGACGAGGCAATCGAGATCGCGGCTGACTGGATGGGCGAGGTTGGGGCGCTTGTTGCGCAGCTGGCTGCGGTCGGGTTTGTGGATGGCGGGCCTGGAGTGTACCGGCTGCACGACTGGTGCGATCATAACCCATGGGCCTGTGGGGCTGAAGTCAGATCGGAGAAGGGACGGCTGAATAAGTTGGCGGTGAAATATCCTGAGAAGGTAAAAGAGCTGAAAAAATCAGGTGTTATTGGGGTTACGAGAGAAGAATATGAAGGGTTTGAGGCCAAGTGGTCGCAAAGCAAACCCCAAGCAAACCCTAAGCAAACCCTAGGTGAACCTTTAACTCCTGCTCCTGCTCCTTCTCCTGCTCCTTCTCCTACTCCTATCGTAATAAAAGACCTACCACCTACCGCGTGCGCGAAGGACGATGACCAGTTTTCGATGCACGCCGACTGGACGCCATCGGAATATTTCCCCACCCTGGCGAACACTGCCGGGGTGGTCCCGCCGACAGGTGACGAGTTGGAAACTGCCTTGAGGGAGTTTGTCCCGTTCTGGATGACTCAAAAACGCCGCTGCACGGCCCACGAATGGGATCTGGCTTTCATTAAGGCCATCAAGAGCGGTTTTGCAACGCCTAGGAACGGGCCAAGGAGCAACGGCGAAGATGGGCAACTGCAAGCGCGGTCGGTGCGTGATGCGCTGATTCTCCAGGGCGAACAAATAGCGAGGGCGATAAACGACGATGAGCGAAGGAAACAGCAACACCTTGGATCTGATGGCGGTCAAGCGGGCGGTGTACTCCTGGAGCATCAGGTTTAGATCGGCGGGGTACGGTAACGAGCAGCTTGCCATGATCAGCAAAGAATATTTCGAGGACCTGGGCAGCGAAGGCGTGACGCTCAGGCAGTTCGACGCAGCCGCAAAGACGGTGCGCAAGCGGTGCCGATTCTTCCCGTCGATGGCTGACCTTTTGGACGCAGTGCGGGAGTATCGGGAGCGGCCACCGGCGGCCATTGAGCCCACCCAGGCCCTGCTGGCAGACGAAACCAGCCGCCACGATTTGACCCAGGAAGAAATCGCCCGAAACCTAGAGCGCATCGAAATGATCAAGCTCGTTTTCCATCCTGACCCCGATAAACGGGTGAGCGTGGAGGAAGCTACGGCTTTCGTGGAGTCGGTGGGGCACATTCAGGAGTTTTCGACGATGGAAACAAAACAATCCGGGGGTGCCGTGCAATGACCGCGAAATCGTTTGTTCTCGCCGCCCAGCTTTTTGTCAGTTCAATTTTCTGGTGGCCGCGTGAGGGTCAGGGACGTTTTAACCGAGAAATCGAAAACAGACCCCAAAATGGAATGCAGACAACTGGCGGTTGACCACTGGCGTTACGTTGAGGGCGTTCTGTTGCGCCATGGCGTGATAGCCGTGGATGTTCCCCAGATCGGCGAGGCGTGGCTTGCGGGTTTCATGCGTGGCTGGTCGCTGGCTTGGTATTCGCGGCTGTTTGGCGTGGATGCTGGCACGGCGGCAGAATGGGAATGGTGGCGCTGGGCGTCGTCGCGGGCGGGGTATACTGCGGAGTGTGAGGCGCATTTCGGCGAGGCGTTTGTGCATGGGTGGAAACATCGGATTGAGGTTGGGGCAAAATGATATCGATTAAAGTCGATGGTGTCGATGCGGTCAGAACCATGCTTGCCGCCGCACCCAAACAGGCGTCGAGGGCAGTTGAGACAGCGCTCGATTTTACCGCAAAGCATATTCAATCCGATATCCAAAAGGAAATGCTGAGCGAGTTCAAGAGCCCGGTTGACTACACCATCAAGAGCGTCAAGACCACGTTGACCAAAGGGCACAATATGACGGCGTCGGTATGGATAGCGACGCCCTCACGAATGGAGCAGTCTTACCTTGTGCCACAGGTAGATGGCGGGGCGAGGAAGCTGAAAGGGTTCGAGCGTGGGCTTGATGATGAGGAGTTCGTGCCAGGTTCAGGGGCGAAGCTGAACGCATCGGGCAACATCCCTGTGGCAACGATCAAGAAGGCAAGGGCCGAGGTGCTGAAGAAGCGATCAGAGTTTGTCAGGATCAGCGAGAAGCGTGGCAAGTTGTGGCCTGGGGTGTACCAACGGGTGAAGAGTGATCGGGGTTTTGGCCGCAAGAACATGGCGTATCTGGCGCAGCGTGGCCGCAAGCGTGGCAAGTTCACCTCTGCCATCCAGGCAAGGGGGCTGAAGCCCATCATGCTTGAAGGGCGCACAGGGCACAAGGTCAAGCCGCAACTCGACTTCTATGGGGTAGCGCAGAGCACGTTTGATGCGCAGTTCAAGCGTAAGTTCGACGAGACGTTCGCTTCATTGGTCGGGCGATGATATTCAAGGATCGTGCCAATTGGGTCCTTCCTGGTCGCTTTCTGCTGCGGGTGTTTCGAACTTCGACACATTCCTGTTTACAAAACTTCAAAAGCAACTTTACTTCAAGTACATGCAAAACTCAGTTAAAGTTACAGGTGAAATGTGTTTGAAGCCCTGACCGCCCAAGAACTCGCAACCCTGCTTGACGTGTCTCTGGTGCGAATCGGCCAGCTGCGCAAAGAGGGTGTGATTGAAACCTTGCCAGGGGCGAAACAGTATCCTGCGGAAGCGATTACTCGTTACGTGCGGTTTATCAAGGGCGGGAACAAAGGCAGTTCCGGAAATCTCGCCGACGAAATAGAGCGGGAAAAACTCCGCAAGCTGCGCCGAGAAAACGACGTCGAAGAGGGGCAGGTTGCCCCGGTGGAACTCTTGACCGAGGCCCTGCAGAAAGCTGGCGCCATCATCGTGGCCAATCTGGAGAGTTTGCCGTTGCTGATGAAACGGAATTGGCCCGAAATTACCGGCGACCAGGTGACTATGGTGAAAAAGGCGGTGGCTGAGTGTCGGAACGCGGTCGCTGATATGAAAATAGATCTAGATGATAGTCCAGCGTGACCCATCAACCCCCAGAAATCGACCCCACCCGCTACGCCCCGGCGATCACGCGAGCCGTGACCATGGGTGTTTCCCTCTTCCGGGTGGAAATCCCCTTGCGGGGCGCGGAGTGGGCAGACCGTTTTTTCTACCTGTCGCCCGAATCGTCCGGCACCGAAGGCCGTTGGAAGTCCTACCCGTATCAGATCGGCCCGCTCAACTGGATGACGAGCGACGACATCGAAGAGGTCAACGGCCAGAAATCACGGCGCGTCGGCTACACCAAGATGCTGATTGCAGCCATTGCCTGCCTGATCCACCAGAAGCGGCGCAATGTGGTCACCTGGCAACCAACCGACGGCGATGCCGCGGACTTTGTGCGCGACGAGGTGGACACCCTGTTGCGCGACGTGCCCACCCTGGGTGGGCTGCTGCGGTGCGATCCGGAGAGCAAGAGCAAGTTCAACACCATCGAAAAGAAGGTTTTTCAGGGCGCAACCTGGGACATCAAGGGTGGAAAATCGGCCCGCAACTTCCGCCGCATGTCCAAGGACGTTGCCAGCTACGACGAACTAGCGGCTTTTGACCCGGATATTGAGGGCGAAGGGTCAGCCCTGGAGCTGGGCGACGGTCGGCTTGACCAAGCCCCTTTCCCCAAGTCAATACGCGGCTCCACGTCCAAGATAAAAGGGCTCTGCCAGATTGAGGCGGCGGTTGAAGCCTCGGACATGATCTTTTATCGGTTCGTGCGCTGCCCCCACTGCGGCGCCCTGCAACGGCTGGAGTTCGCCCACCTCAAGTGGGACGAAGGCAAGCCGGAAACGGCGTATTTCGCCTGCGTTGCGGGTGGATGCACCCTGCTCTATCGGGATTATCCCGGCATGGATGAGGCCGGCAGGTGGCAGACCATAGACGGCAATTACTACGACGACGCGACAGACCGATTTTTCGACGCCGACGATAACACCATTGATAAGCCCCGGCGTGTCGGCTGGAGGATCTGGGCGGCTTATTCCTATCTGAGGCCCTGGTCCTGGCTGGTTGACAAGTGGTTGCAGGCCACTAAAGAGGCGGCAACAGGCAAAATTACCGCCCTGAAAGCGGTGATCAACACCTTGCTCGGTGAGACCTGGGAGGAACGCGGCGAGGCTATCGAGGCTCAGGGCTTGGCCGGTAGGGGCGAGGACTACCTTGCGGCAGGAACCATCCCCGTTGGTGTCCTGGCAATCACCGCAGGTGTTGACGTGCAAGGCGGGCTCAACGCCCGCATTGAGGTGGAGATTGTCGGCCACGGACTGGAGGGTGAGACTTGGTCACTGGGATATGAGGTGATTCAGGGAAATGCTGAGTGGCCGGAGACATGGGAGGGGCTTGACGCTGCCCTTGAACGTCGATTTGTCCGGGAAGATGGCGCCCCGATGCGGATCGATGCGGCATTTATCGACTCTGGATTCATGGCGCACCATGTGTACCGGTACACGGCACGCCGCCGGCGCCGGAATATCTACGCCACCAAGGGCGTGAACACAGGCACCCTGTGCAACAAAGGCACTTGGCAGGGCGACGAAAAGAAGGGTTCCCGCGCCATCTTGAGGACGGTGAATGTCGATGACGCCAAAACGATCATTTTCAACCGGCTGCGGATCGAGAAACCCGGCCCCGGATACTGCCACTTCCCGGACCACTACCAGGCAGAACACTACGAGAAATTGACCAACGAGCAGAAAATCGAAGTGCGGAACAAACGCGACCAGTTGACTGGGTATAAGTGGGAAAAGAAAGGCCCAAACGAGCCTTTGGATTGCCGGGCCTACGCAATCGGGGCGTTTGAATTTCTGGCGCTGAATTTGGGGCGGCGCAAGCTGCGGCTTTCACGGTTGGCCGGTTCGGCGCGGGTCGCGGCACTGGTTGACGGCCTGCGAATGATTACCGAGGTTGTGACTGGAAAACTTGATGATGAGCCAGACCCAGTGGGCGAGGTCACCCGGGAAATGATGCAGGCGCGGGCGGAGACGGTTCGACCACCTGCTAAAAAGAAGGCGAAAAAACGAGGCGGCGGAGGCTTTGTTAATCGATGGAAACTATAGTCGTTTCAGGGGCAAAGGCAATTGGTTCTGCGGTTGGAGTAAGTTGGCAGGCGATCCCCCATTATGTGGCCGAGCATGGCCTTCCCGCTTTCAGAATAGGTGGAAAGGGAAACTGGTTGGCTTTACCTGATGACCTGAAGGCTTGGGCAATCAAAATGAGAGACGAAAATATTGAAAAATGAATAGTGTCAACACCTATTCTTTAAGTTCATTTTTTTATTAAATCGACAATTCAATAACATAAACGCATACCCACCCTCTATTTTTTAATAGAGTGAAATCACAGTGTATCCTCACCCCTGAAAAGATCCTTTCAGGGGGCGCATGGCATACGCACAAGTACTTTCCGCAATTCCTTCCAAAATCACCGCTGGAACCTCAGCTTCCTGGCTGATTGCCCTCCCTGCTTTCCCCGCGTCCAGTGGGTGGACGCTGACCTATACCCTGGTTTCTCCCTCCGCCCAGGTGCAGGTCACGTCCACCCCTTCCGGTGTTGACCACCTGTTCGAAATCCCCCTGGCCGACTCCGCAGACTGGAGCCCTGGCAAATACTCTTGGCAATCCCACGTTTCCAACGGCACCGAGCGGTATCAAGTCGACGCCGGCGCGGTCGAGATTCTGGCGGACTACGCCGACGCCACCACCGGAACTGATACCCGCACTTGGCTGGACAAGGCCATTGAAGCCCTGCAAGCAGCCATAGCCGGAAGGGCCAGCGCGACGCAGCTTACCCAATCGTTGCCCAATGGTTTGCAGGTTCAGCATATGACGCTTGAGGCGCAGATTGCCGCGCTGAAACGGCTTAAAGCTATGCGAGCCAGCAAGACCCGGAGCCTGAAAAATATCATGAAAACGCGAAAGGTGGCCTTCTGATGTTTGGATGGTTCAAGAAGTCAGCCCCGGCCCCATCGCTACCAGCCAAGCGCACGAAACAAGCCAGGCGCGTCCGCGCCTATACCGCTGCGCAGGGTGGGCGGCTGCTTGGCTCATGGATTGGCACCGGCAACAGCGCGGACACTGAGATTTACAGCGCTTTGGAGATCCTGCGGCAGCGCGGGCGGGATCTGGCGCAGAATAACGGATATGCCCGGCGCTTCCTATCAATGTGCAAGACCAACATCGTCGGCCACACCGGCGTAAGGCTCCAGAATAAAGCGTATCTGCCGGACGGCCAGAACCTCGACAAGAAGGCCAACGGGGTGATAGAGGCCCGGTTCAAGCGTTTTTGCCGGATGGAAAATTGCTGTGTGTCCGGCGACCTGTCCATGATCGACCTCGAAAAAATGATTGTCGAAACGGTGATGCGCGACGGTGAAATCCTGATTCGCAAGGTCAAGAGTTTCCCGCACAATGCTTTCCGCTACGCCTTGCAGCCTATTGAAGCGGACCAACTCGACCACACCATGAATTGCACCATGGCCAACGGTAACCGCGTGGTGATGGGCGTCGAAAAAGATGTGTGGGGGCGGCGCGTGGCTTATCACATACTGAGCGCCCACCCGGGCGAAGTCCTGACCGCTGATTATCACCGACGCGAGCGGGACCGCATCCGGGCAGGCGAGATCCTACACCTGTTCGTACCGGAGCGCGTCAATCAAACACGCGGCGTTTCCTGGCTGGCTCCCTCTGCTGCCCGCGCCAAGATGTTGGACGCTTACGAAGAGGCTGAGGTTATCGCGGCGCGGGTGTCTGCCTCGAAGATGGGCATTTTTACCCGACCCGAAGGGTCCGAAGACGACGACTTGACCGACGAAGAACTTGAAGAGTCCACCGACAGCGAAGATATGAATATTGAGGTGGAGCCCGGCACCTTTGACACGGCCCCGGACGGATACGACCTCAAAATGTTTGACCCAACCCACCCCAACACTGCATTTGGCGAATTTATGAAGGGCGGGTTGCGGGGCGTCGCGTCTGGGTGGGACTGCTCCTATGTGATGCTGGCCAACAACCTGGAAGGCGTCAACCTTTCGTCTATCCGCCACGGGGAGATGGCCGAGCGGGATAAATGGAAAATCCTGCAAACGTGGCTGGTTGAGCATTTTTGCACCCCTGTTCAGGAGGATTGGTTGTTGTGGGAGATGCTTACCGGTGGCAATGGCCTTGACCCGGCAGATTTCCACCGTTTGAACGCCCCTTGCTGGCGGCCTCGTGGTTGGCAGTTTGTAGATATTGACAAGGAAAGCAAGGCAGTGACCCGCGACGTGGGCAACCACACCCGCAGTATTTGGGATGTCGCGGCTCAGCGCGGCGACGACCTGGAAGAGGTTTTCGAGGGCAACGCGCGGGCTATTGAGCTTGCCAAGGAATACGGCCTAGAGCTGCATATTTTCGACGGTGAAGAGGAGCAAAATGGACAAGTTGACGCAACAGCAGCGGGATCAGATCAAAACTGATCGGTTTTACCGGTCCGCCCCGATAGTCCGGGAAGGGATCAACGAGGAGGCCCGCACGGTTGAAATAGCCTTTTCTTCCGAGGATCCTTACCTGCGCTGGTACGGATACGAGATACTTGGCCACAAGGATGACGAGGTCGACATGGATTTCATGAAATCCGGATCCGCCCCCTTCCTGCTCCAGCACCGCCACAGCGACCAGATAGGCGTCATTGAGTCGGCGCGGATCGACAAGGACAGCAAAGGCAGGGCGGTGGTGCGGTTTTCCAAGTCGGCCAAGGCTGAGGAGATTTTCCAGGACATCATCGACGGTATCCGCAAAAACATTTCTGTCGGTTACGAGGTATCGGAAATGACCCTCGTTGAACAAAAAAAGGACGAACCGGACGTGTACCGCATGAAGTGGCGACCGTTCGAGGCGTCAAGTGTTTCTGTCCCTGCTGACACCTCGGTGGGCGTGGGGCGTTCGGGCGATGTGCCCATAAAACCTATTGAGGTGATAAGAATGGACCCCAAAGAGCAAGAGAAAAAAGAACAAGAGCAGCGCGAAGCTATCGAAAAAGCCCGCGAAACCGCAACGAAAGAGGCCCGCGAGTCTGAGGCCGGGCGTATCCGCTCTATCGCGGCCTTGGGCGATCAACACGGCTTTATCAAAGAGGCGTCCGAGGCTGTGCAGAAAGGCATGAGCGTTGACCAGTTCCGTCAGCAGGTGCTTGATGAGCTTGGCAAGCGCGGCCTAAAACCGGTGGGCAATTTTACCCCGGAAATAGGATTAAATCAGAAGGAAGCGCAACGCTTCTCTTTCCTGCGCGCCATCAACGCCCTGGCGAATCCCAATCGACCCGACGCACAGCGGGCAGCGGCCTTTGAAATCGAGTGCTCAGAGGCTGTAGGTAAGAAGTTGAAGAAGTCCAGCGACGGCTTTTTTATCCCTATCGAGGTTGCCACCCGTGACCTGACCGTAGGCACCGCGACCGCTGGCGGCAACCTGGTCGCCACCAATCTGCTTTCCGGGTCATTTATCGACATGCTGCGCAACCGCATGATGGTGCGGCGTATGGGAGCAACTGTACTCACTGACTTGGTGGGAGATATCGCCATTCCTCGCCAGACTGGCGGCGCTACCTGCTATTGGGTGGCGGAGTCTGGAGCGCCAACCGAGAGCGGCCAGACTTTCGACCAGGTAACCATGAGCCCAAACACCATTGGCGCCTTTACTGACATTTCCCGCAAGCTGTTGCTGCAATCGTCCATCGATATTGAGCAGTTCGTTCGTGGAGATTTGGCCAAAGCGGTCGGTTTGGGCATTGACCTTGCCTCGATCAATGGCAGCGGATCAAATAACCAGCCTACCGGAATCCTGAACGTCTCCGGAATCGGCGCGGTTGTTGGCGGCGACAACGGCGCGGCCCCTGATTGGGCGGACTCGGTAAACTTATGGTCCGCTGTGGCCCAGGATAACGCCGACGCCGGAAGCCTGGGGTACCTGACCAATTCAAAGGTTATCGGCAAGCTGATGCAGACCGAGAAGGCCAGCGGAACGGCTCAATTTGTATGCAAAGATTTCCCTGACGCCGAAGGCATGACAGCCATCGGTGGCGCTCGTTGCGGCGTCTCCAATCAGGTGCCGTCCACGCTGACCAAAGGGACCAGCTCCAGCGTCTGCTCGGCGATCATCTACGGCAATTGGGCTGACTTGATTATTGGTATGTGGGGCGGGTTGTCTTTGACCGTTGACCCTTATACTGGCGCAACTTCCGGCACTGTCCGGGTTGTCGTGCTCCAGGACGTGGATATCGCTGTGCGTCACGCCGAGAGTTTCGCGGCCATGGTCGATGCGCTGACCGCATAAACGGCGAGTGCTGACAACAGAAAATTCCGGGTCGCTTGTTGAAGTGTCCCGGAAAAACAAAGGAGTTGGAATAATGGCAAAGGTGAAAATTATATCGGCAACGATGATCAAAGGCAAGGCGGTTGCCGTGGGCGAAACAGTGGAGCTTGACGAGCGGCTGGCCAAGGATCTGCTGCGGCGCGGTCGGGCTGTTCCGGCTGGCGAGCAAACTAAGAGCGGAGAGGGTGACGACCTGGGCAGCAAGGATGACGAAAAATAATGCCCCCGATTGAGCTTGAGCTGAACCAGATGATCAACGCAGACTCTGGCGTGCCGCTGGTAGTGAACGGGGCGGCAACCGGTGCTTACATCATCCCCATGCTGGATGGTTCAACCGAGCTGAACGGGGAAGTCGTCGAACACTCCGGACCGTATGCCATGGCCATCATGGCCGAGATCAAGGCCCTGGACTTGTCGGCTGGCGACGACGGCGACCTGCTCACCATCGGCGGCTCCGACTATGTGCTCCTCGCCGTCGACTCTGATGGTCACGGTGGGGCGCTGCTCCGACTGGCGGAACAGCCATGATGCGCGCCGACATCGTCAAATCCATTCAGGGCCTGCTCAGTGCAACCAGCGTGTTTTCGACCGTGTGCGGCATCGGCAGCGATAAGCCGACCTACCCGCTTGCTCGGGTATGGGCCAATGGCTGCCCAGCCAAAAATATCGAGAACAACCCCAAGGCCCTGATTGATCTGCGGGTTGCCGTGCAGATCGAAACGCATCCTGCGATTGACGAAGATGGAAACACCGACGAAACGGCGCTCTACGACTTGGTGGATCGTGCATTCAAGGCGCTGCACAATGTGAGATTTTCCGGCAAAGGATCGCTACCGCTCATCGTGTACGACAACCCAGGACTGAGCGCATACGAGCAATCTAAGCCGCTTGTATACCTGATGCAGGTTTCTGTCCGGGTTATCCCGGCCTCATTTTCTTTAACGTAAACTGGCCGGTTGGCCGGGAGTAACACCATGGGAGATACCCCCTTTTCGTTCATCGGCTCAGCCGATGTGTACATGGACATCCTGGATGACGATGGAAACCCTACTGGTCTGGCGCTGCAGGGTGACTGCTCGCAATTCACGCCAAAGCCGGATTCCGAGCGCAAAGAGCGCACCGGCCACGGCCGCAGCAATTATGGCCAAGTGATCGCCTCGGCCACCCTGCCCAAGCCAATGACCGCTACGGTTGTTTTTGGCCAATTGAGCGCCCAGATGTTTGCGGCCGCTTTTTTTGCTACCAGCGAGGCGTATACCCAAACAGCCGGAACCATCACCCCAGCCATTGCAATTACCGCCATCCATGACCGCTGGGTGGAAATTGGCTTGAACATGGTTGACGCGCTGGTTGTCAAAGACTCGACCGACACCGAAACCTACACCGCCAGCGGGGCCGATCCTGACTATGAGGTGAACACGCGGCTGGGCATGATCAAGGCGCTGTCAACGGGAGCCATCGCCGACGGCGATGTGCTGCACGTCACCGGCAACAAGCTGGCCATTACCACTGGATCGGTGATGCAGGCTATGACCAAGGCAAATATCCGCGTCCGCTTCAAGCTTGACGGCCAGAACTACGACGACGGACGCAATTTTATCACCGACGTCTATCAGATGCGGCTCAACCCCACCAGCGACTTTTCCTTGATTGGTGAGGATTTCGTTGACGTGACCTTTGAGGGATCGCTGGAGACGCCGGCAGGGTACACAACGCCGATGAAGCATGTCTGGCTGAGCTGATTTGGTGGGTTGATAGTCTGTAGCTGGTGAGGATTGTAGCTGAACTATAAGAAGGGGCAATATGCGCAAAACCAAAGCAGTAACGGTCAATGAAAAAACCTATGTAGCGCGGGAACTGACCCCGCTGGATATCGATGGCTTGTGTGACGTTGCTTTGCGTCAAAAAAAAACCATTGTCGATGATTTTCTCGACGTGCATTTCCTTGACGCGGTGCTGCTGGGGGCGATGCTGGACGTGCCTCCGGAGCACTGCGCGGAGATTATCGGCGGGTTGACCACCTCGGAGTACATGCCGATTATCGAGGCGGCCAAGGAGATGAACCCGGATTTTTTCGTCATGGCCCGGCGGCGGGTCGAGCTCGCCGGGCAACTGGACGCAATCAGCCGGATGCTCGCCAGCGCCTCAGAGAAAGCGTCGCCGTCCTCATTGACCACGGACACCAGCACGCCTGGAACTACGGAATGAGTTTTTTTCATCTTGTGCTCAAACGGATAGCCGCTCGTTATGGCAAGTAAAAAATCTAACATCGAGATAATTCTTTCGGCTAGGGACGACAACCTCACATCGTCGTTGCGGAAGTCTGGGCAACAGGTGGGATCGTACCAGCAGCAAATAGCCAAGCTCACCGCCGAAGTAAAAAGCCTGGGATTAATGACTGAAAAGTCTTTTCTCAAGCAAAGCATGGCCTCGCTGGACGCCAAGCCGTTCAGCGAAATTCGTGCCGAAATGCGCCGCCTCACTCAGACTTACGTCGACCTGAAAACGTCTGGGGTAGCCTCTGCATCCGAGTTGTCCAAAGCGCTTGAAAACCTCCGCGCCAAGAATAAAGCCTTGGCGGCGTCCATGTCGGCACCATCAAAACTATCCTCAGCTCGCTCCCTGTTGGGGGTGAAATCATCCGCTGAGATTGCCGCTGAGGTTAAACAGCTGCAGTCGGCCTACCTCGCCATTAAAACGGCTGGAACATCCAGCATGTCGGATATTGCTGTTGCATCCGCAGCCTTGAAGGCAAAAACCCGCGAGTTGACCGGTGAGCAGCAAAAAATGAATTCAACTTTCCTATCCGGAATCGCCGGCAAAGCGGGTGCCGCGTTGCTTGGCGTGTTGGCTGTCCGGGAGATTGCGGGATACGCCAACGAGGTGAGGAAGATTGCTGATGAATACGTCAACCTCAACTCTCGCCTTAAGCTGGTGACAGCCGACGAACAGGAGCTTGCTACTGTCCGCTCTCGCCTCTACGAGATCAGCCAAGAGACGGGAACTGATTTCGCTGGAAACGCGGACAGCTACGCAAAGTTGGCCAGGGCAGTAAAAGACCTCGGAGGTGACGCGGAAGACACTCTGCAGATCGTGGAGATGGTCAACAAATCCTTGACTATCAATGGATCAACAACCGCCATGTCGTCGGCCTTCATGCTCCAATTTGCCCAAGCAATGGGTTCTGGCGTGCTCCAAGGTGATGAGTTTCGTTCGATGCTGGAAAATAATGGGTTTTTCGCGGCGGAACTCGCCAAGGCTCTTGATACCGACATTGCCGGCCTGCGGGCAATGTCAAAAGCCGGCGAGTTGACCGCTGATGTTTTGCGCGCCGCTTTTCCCAAAATGGCTGGAGCGATTAACGATGAGTTCGCGCAAATCTCCCCCACCATTGGCCGGGCAGTAACTATGCTCAGTAATGCTTTTAAACAGATCATTGCCGAATCAAACGAGTCGAGCAAGGGAACCGATAAAATCGCGGCATCAATCACCTCAATTGCCCGCTCAATCGAACAAAACAGGGAAGGCATCATTGGGCTATTTTCTTTTATCGCGGAAATGGCCGCTGGAGCCACCGACAAGGTTGTCCGGCTGGCTGCTGGCGTAAACAACATTGTGCAAAGTGGAGCCGGGTGGGACGCAGTATTCAGCGGTGATCTTTCATTTTTTGAGTTTGCCACCATGAACTCGAAAGAGCTCAACGAGTGGCTGAAAAAAAATAAAAAGTCGTTTGAAGAAGTCGGGGCAGCCGGCAAGGAGTCTGGAGAAAAGGTTGCAGGCGGAGCCCAAGCATCGGCGACCGTCATGAGACAGGCGACCGGAAAAGCTCTCGAAGCGATGAAGAAGCAGTACCAGGACTATGCCAACAAGATCCGCGACCTACAGGACCAGATTGCCGACCATCAAAAATCGGTGGCTGCTCAACTGCGGGAAATGTCCCGGTCCGGCATGTCGGACGTCAGCGCCTGGAAGGATCAAAAAAAGGAAGCCGAGGAGTATATGGCGGCCGCTAAACAAGCGGCCGCAGCGGCGCAATCAGCGTTTTCCAGCGGCGACACCATCACCGGCGAGGCCAAATTTAAAGAGGCCCGCCAGTACGCTGACGACGCCCGCTCTGCCTATGCGGAACTGAACACCGAGGTAAAGGACGGCGACCGGGTGATGATAACCAGTCAACAAGCCTTGAAAACCTCATTTGACGGCGTGAAGCAGGCTGGAGCCCTGGGGTTTGAAATCCTCACCAAACAGGAAGCCGCCGCAAAATCCTTCATGGACGAGTTAAAAAACAAATCCGGTTTTGCTGACCTGACTGAAGGCATGTCCGAGGCGGAAAAAAAGTGGCTGGAAAACTGGCAAACCATGAGCACCTACACCTTGGACAAAATCAAGGAAATCGATCTCAAGCTCGACGAGGTGGCCAACAAGAAGCGCACCGCCAAGCTGGTAATTGATTACGAAGACGGCAGCCGCTCGGTGTCGAGCAGCTCCTACAGCAAAGGCGGCCGCATCGGCGCCTACCGCAACGGCGGCATGATCCAGCAGATCCAGGCCATGGCCAGCGGCGGCGGCGTGCGCTCCATCCTGGCTGGCGGCCGGCTGCCAGGATTTGGCGGCGGAGATCGCAGGTTGTTGCTGGGCGAGGACGGCGAGGTGATGTTGCGCAAGGAGTCGGTCAAAGCTGGCGGCCTGCGCGCCGCCCTGGCCTTCAACGCCGGCCGGTTCGACATCGTCCTGGACGAACTGTCCAAGCGGACCAAAGCCAACATCGGTTACCGCCTCGGCGGCCTAATCGACAGCCTGCCGCAGATCCCGCAGCGCCTTACCGCCGGTGGTCCGGTTGCACCCTCATCCACCGGTGAATTGGCCAACTTCGGGACCATCAATTTGAACCTGGGCAATGTGGTGTCGGCACCCATGGTAACCACTCGCGAATCTGCCCGCAACCTGATGCGCGAGTTGACTCGGATGCAGCAGAGGTCCAGCCGATGACTGTTTCCTTGGACAGCATAGCCTTGTCCGACGAACTGACCCTGGACATCGGACCAGCCCCAGCAGCGATTAACCAGCGCAGGTTGATCGGCGGCGCGTCGTGCGTGCAGGCTGACGGCAGCAGCGGTGGCCGCACCCTGACCCTATCCGGAGAACATGACTGGACCCTTGGCCAGATCGAACAGATTCGCGCCCTGGAATCATCTGCCGCAACAGTGACGTTGGTGCATCATCGCGGGACTTTCCGGGTGGTAATCAGCTCCACATCCGAGTTGGAGCCAACAGTCAATTATAAAGACCCAACCAGCGACTCCTGGTACACCGGTCCCATCACCCTAATCGAGAGATAAAATGCCCATCGCCACCACTGATCTCAAGGCGTTTTACGCCGCCGACATGAGCAACGGCTCTACCTCCGGCGGCCGGATTACCTTTAACCAAATCACCTCAGGCGCCCTGCAATGCACCTTCCCGCACGCCTTCCGAGCGGTGCGGACCACCGGCAACCTCGCCAATCCGGACCACCGCAAGCTCTTTTTCCGCAACTGCAACGATGCCGACGAAACCGGATTTGCCCCGCTGCAATACCTCTTCCGCCCCAATCCCAGCCAGGCCTGGTGTTACAAGGTGATCGGCACCCAGCGATCAACCCGCGCCGACCTCACCGGCAGCGAGGCCAGGTATGGGGCCGGCCTGTTGGCCGCGTCGGTCGGCGTCGGGGCCACGGTGCTGATTGTCAGCGTCAAGCATGCCGACCTGACCAGCTGCTTTGCGGTGGGCCGGCCGATCCGGATTGCCAGCAAACTGTTGCCCAGCTCCACCACTGGCGTGGAGGAGGAGTTTGTGCCGACCGCTGTCACGGTCAGCGACTTGCAAGTAACTATCACCATCCCATCCCCTGGGGTGGCCAACCCTTACACCGCCGGGGCCTCGACCGATTACACCACCGGATGCGTGGTGTTCAGCGTCTACTATCCCGCCTCGGGCGAGCTGGAGTGCGTGATCGACAATTGGAGCGAGTCCACCGGGACGGTCTACGATGAGGCAGAACACCCGGTAATCTGCGACAACATCGGCACAGCCGAACAGACCTGGACCATCGCCCGCCTGTCTGACACGCAGTTTTCGTGCACCGGGGACACCATTGGGGCGTTGCCTACCGGATCAACCAGTTCCGATTATGCTCCGGTGCACCCCGCAACCCCTATTACTCCGGCCAGCGGCAAGCCATTTTTTACGCTGGAAGCCGCAGGCTGGCTGACCACTATCCCAGTGGGCTACACCCTGGTGTTCCAAACTCATCCACCGGCTATCCCCACCCACGAGTTCCGCTGCATCCCTCCGGCCTGCGGACCGATGGCCGGCGACGGGATTACCCTCTGTATTGAGGTCGAGACCGTCGCTGTATGACCACCGCCGCGCTCACCGCCCTCTACGCCGGGCCTGCCGCCACCTCAGCCGCCAAGTTGTTGTTGGTTCAGGCCGAGTGGTCGCTCTACACCGGCAAGGTCACTAAGCAAGAGCTGGTGCGCTGGGTGGCTGCGGCGGTGCTCGAGGAAGAGTACGCCGCCAAGATCGATTGCGGCATGAGCGGCGAGGCCTTGGTTTGCCCGATCTACGCCTACCCTCTGGATCCCGATCTGGAGTACCAGCTGTTGGCCAGCTACGGCGAGTTGTCCGAGCGGGCGGTGGAGATGATCGAAATCACCGAGCTGGTCCAGTTTAAACTGACCGATAGCGCCACCCCGGAATATCCCGCCCGGACCATCGTCGCAACCGAGTGGGCGGTGGGGTGCCTGGACGCTGCGGGCGAGGTGGTTGCCCCTCCAGCCCTGACCACCGACGGGCAATCAATCCGCAGCGCGATCCCTGTCTACGGGACCGCGTCGGCCACCTATCTCTGCGAGCGCCACACCTACATCCTCAACGTCCCGCGCCGTGCAGAAGCCCTGGACAGCAATTACTCAGCAGTAGTGGTGGCAGCCATCCCCGGCTTTGCGCCGGTGGTCCATGTAATGGAGATGCCGCCAGGGGTCGAGGTCTTTGAGGCTGACCCCAACGCGACCTGCGGAGCCTCATGGCATGGCGGCGCCACCTGGCCGGATGATGAAGATCCTATCCCAGAGGCCACCACCGCCAATCTGATCACCGAGGTGGATTATTGCAAACAGGAGACCATCCGGGAGTGGACCGAATGAGCCAGACCGCTTCGCTCTCCGCCACCTACGCCGGATCGTCGGCCGCTGCCGCTGCCCGGTTGAGCCTGGAGCAGGAACCGGTAGCGGATAATCGTCTCACCACCACCGACCTCGCCGCCATGCTCGCCCTGGTGCGCAGCGGGGTATCAGCCAAAACCTATCGGGCCGCAACCTGCCCGGCCTCGGTGGTTGCGGGACAAGTAATCTGCCCGCTTGATCTGTGGGTCTGGCCGGTTCCGGTCGGTTTGTCCTACACCCTGGCCGCCAACCAGGGCGAGCTGGGCGAGCGCATCCCCGTGACCATGGAACGTGAGTTTGATCTGGTAATCAACTTTGAGCGCACTGTGCAGCTGCCATTCGAGACCTCTTCGCTCACCTGGGAGTGGTCCGCCATGCCCTGCCTGGACGCTCGCAGCCGGGTGGTTGATCCGCCGACAGTAACCGCCACGGCCTCCTCGATTTCGGTGAACGCGGATATTGTCGGCGTGCTGCGCATCCGCTGCGCGGCAGTGGGCTGGCTGCACACCCTGGTGCTGCGGTTTGATAAGGGTGATGCAAAAATATCCGACATCGATGTCGCAGTCTCCGCCAAGTGGGAAATTGCTGACGAGACATTTGCCGAGTCAGCCGACTTGAAGTTGCCCGGTTGCCTCGAAACCCTGCTCGAAACCTGCGACGATGGCAACCTGAAGTATGAGCGCGGCAGCGGCCATGTGCTTGAGCCCGATGAAACCGTGCCGGTGGTCTATTACTCCGAATGCGACGGCCAGAAATTGGCCCTGCGCTATGAGCGGGCTTCACGATGAGCCAGACTGCCTCGCTCGCCGCCACCTACGCCGGGCCGCATGTGCCCGACAATCCTTGGTGGGTGCGGTTGGAACAAATCCCGGTAACCAACGACGTGGCCACCGTCGGCGAGACCGCCACCCTGCTTGACGCCCTCTATCAGGTGGACCCTTGCACCGAGGTGGAGACCACCAACGAAACCGACGACGAACTCACCACTAAAGACGTTGCCGATGCCGCCAGCAAATCCCTGGATCTGGCCGCCTGCGACATCGCCGCCGACGGGTCGTGCGAGGTGCAGATCAAGGTGATCCGCTCCCACCAGAATGAGCCCTACCGCCTGAACGTTGCCGGCGGCTCGGTGGTTGAAACGGTAGTGGTCAACGAGGAAATTGGCCAAAATATCGCCGTCTCAGGCGCCACTGAAACCACCCTGGACTATCCGGTGATGGGAGCTTTTTCCGCCACCTGGCAGGCCGACTTGGCCACGGCCTCCGGCAACAGACCAGCCATCAAGCGCAACGGCAACGTGCTCTATTGGGCGGATTCCGCCACCGGGACCCTGCGCGCCGCCTATCTCACGACTTATGATCTGGTGACCATCAAGGTTAACGGCGTGGACGGCGAGCTGGGTGAGGCCCTGATCCGGGTGGTGTTCCACGCCATGGCTGAGGAAATGACACCGGAGCTGCCAGACCCCGCCGAGATGGATCGGGCGCTGTGCGGGGGCTCGGCAACCCTGATCACCGAAAAAGACCGGGTGACCTGCTACAAGGCGATCACGGTTAAACAGGTGTGCAGCTGCTCCAAGGATGAGGTGGCCAGTTACAGCTATGATCAAATAGTCGATTGCCCGGACTGGGTAACCAAGTGCCCCGGCGGTGTTCCCGACTGCATGTCACTGCTGGGATCAGAGACAGTCAAGGAGTATGTCGAGTGTGCCGGAGACAACCAAGTGTCCGGAACCGGCCGCATCTGGAACGTGAGCAGTGGCGACTATTACCGCAAGGTGTGCTGCGATAAGCCGCCCGATACACTGCCCCAGTGCTACGAAAAAACCACCTCATATCGAGGCGGCAAGGACATCGTCAACGGCCGCCAGTTTTGGCGCAATCTCTACGGTCCGTTGACTCAGTTCCGCCCGGTGAGCCCGCCTGGCGGCATCTGTGGGAAGCATATCACCCGCCAGGTGGTGGCGCAAAGCAACTGCTGCGACGGGGTGGAGCCCCTGGCCTGGGACGCCTCGGTGTCGCCGACAGTGATGCAGCCCAACGGCGTGGCAATCGTCGGCGTAACTGGAGGCGGCCGCTACCCCTACCTGTGGCGGGTGAATGGGACTGGGTTCCAGTTTGGCAATGGCTCTAAAAAAATAACCACATCCGCGCTTGCTCCCTCTGTGCG